CCACCTCTCGGTGGGTTCGTGGTATTAGGCGTGGTAGCCTTTTAGTTGGGTGGAACGTATCTTTCTAAGTACATCTGCAACTTCTTTGAGGCCTTTACTAGCAGCTTTCAAATCCATGATGCATTCGAGTTCAGACCCATCAACATCATCTGCATTTGATGGCTTTGATTTAGCTATCTCTTCTCGGTGCTCGTCTAGAAGAAACATAGCAGTGTAAACGTTGTTGATTTGTTCTGTCAATTCTTTGTTAGTAACAATACTCATAATAAATAATTAATAGTTAAATAATAATATCACTCTTCGTTGGTGACAACTCTAAGATAGGTAAAAAAGTTGAGACCACAAAATTTTTTTTTAGAATGACTGAGACGACAGGACGACAGGACGACAGGACTGAGACCATGAAAGGTAGAACACTACACTCTACAGATACAAAGTAGGTAGTCAAAATAAATTTGTAGGGGGTAGCAAAAATTTTTTTTGTGGTGGGAGTCTGTAATATATATTACCCACACCCCCAACATGCAGAAATAAAAAACCCCCAACCTGGTGGGGGGATAAAAAAAACACCCTCCGAAGAGGGTGCAAAACTAAAAAACGAGGATGGGATTAGTTATTTTCTTTTCTTTTTCTTATTTGCGTTGGCAATAGCAGCACCTCTCTTTCTGTTAGCAGTACGAGATGTTACCTTTAAGTTGCTCTTTGCATTTGTTCCTCCCTTAGAGAGAGGTTTCTTGTGGTCTACTTCTTTACCGTCTCCCTTTTTGAGGCGGCCTTCTTTAGTAAGGATACGTCTTGCCTTGTTACGCTCGGAGCGTTCAGCAATCGCTTTCTTAGAACCCCAATACTTCTTGTAGTTCTTCTTGTTATATTCTTTACTGTTCGTAGCCATGTGTATATATTAGTCCTTCGTGGTATGTAGTTGTTATAGTATATATCAATCTATCCATCTCTAGGGTGTTATCCGAGGGAATATGTTCCATTACTTCTTTTTACTTTTGTGTACCTTCTGAATACCAATCTTTTTTTGCTTGTCATATTGATTGTCTATATACTTTAATTTATATCTTCCGTCTTCCTGCTTCACCCACTTAAAACCTGCGGGTGCAGGTGCAAATTCAAAACTTATTCCTGGTCTATCAAAACCCATTACTTCTTTTTCCTTCCGCCACCTTTCAAGTCGTTGTCTTGAGAGTGGCCTCCTTTAATAAATGAATTAACTCTGCCCATAGCCCATTGGTGTGCAGTCATTCCTGGTCTACTACCGCTAGATGCATAGGCTCCTAATCCTCTCTGATATACCTTCTTCAGAGTGGATTTGGAAAACCTTGAGTTAGCTGCCTTTGTGGCAAGCTTGGAGTCTACAGAGGCTCCTCCTTTCTTTGACGTTTTACCGCCTTTCTTGTATTTTTGTATACCCATCCCACTACCATCAGCGTATTGACTTGTAAATGGTGACTTTCTCATTTTTTCTTTCGTTTTACAGATTTTTTACTGGTGGTGGTTTTCTTCTTTGTATCCCGAACTTTCTTCTCCATCCTTTCTCTAAGTTCAGCAGCTTGTTTTACTTTACCTTCTCGATAAAGCTTTCCCGCTTTGCGAATCATCTTCTCCCTAGCAGAGCCAGGGGCAGCTTTGTACCTCTTCGGTAGGGGTTTACGTGCTTTCTTAGGCATGACTTTCGATGTTAAAGGTGAATGTTGCCACAAAAAGAAAGATTTGGACAGTATGCCAATTGTCTTTTGGTGTGGGGCGTAAATATTCCCACCCAAGAGCAAGCCTATCGTGAGGCCAGTGCAGTGATAGCGTTAAATCCCAATCTCTCATTTCTTATTTTTAAAGTATTGAATTTGTCGCTCTCTTTCTTGAGCTTTCTTCTTACTCCTAAAAGTACCTAAAACTTTGCTACCATCCTTAGAAAAAAGCTTCCATTGATTCTTATTTCGAGTTTTTCTAATCATCTTAGAAATCCTTTACAATAGCTAAGAAAGCTGGATTACCTCTATCATCCTTAAGTATAAACATATCACATTCGATAAGACCTGCGGCTCGAGCATCAGCTTCAGACTCATAAACAGGAAGAGATGAAATAATTTGACTTAACGTAATATATCCTCTTGGAATGTTGCAGTTTCTATAGAGAATGTCGTCTTTAGGCACAGCAACATCAAAATAAGGTATTTCTTTTGACTCTGCACCAACTGCGCTACCAGCTGGGGCGGGAGAAGGTACAAAGCTTAAAGAAGCATCTCCTGCTGAATTTTTTAAGTAAGCATCACAAGCTTTCAAACCATCTCCAACAGCTGCTTCAGCAGTATTATATACAGGAAGTCTTCCTAATACAGAAGATAATTTAACATATCCCCTTGGAAGAGGTCCGCATCCTTGCTTGATAACTTCTTCTTTAGGAAAAGAAATATCAAGAGAGTTTCCAGTAGCATTTGCACCTGAAGCTCTTGTAGTGTCTCCAACTACAGCAATTCTTCCTGACCACTGATAAATATCACAGTCTCTTAATCCAGCTGCTTTTGCTGCTTCGTCTCCTGTATATGTAGGTAATTTTGAAATTACTGAAAGTAATTTTACATAACCTGCAGGCACATCACAATTGTGCTTTACTAGGTGTTCTTTTTTGATTGATAAATCGTAACTAGGCATTATTTCTCGTTTTCTATTTTATTTTTAGTTATTCTCAGCTTCCCATTCAAGCTGTTCTTTTAATTCATTTAGTGCTTCGGTTAATCTTTCGCTTCCCTCAGCGTATTGTTCAAGGCTATCTGTCCATTTTGTGTTAAACCATCCAAGTTTGACAGTAAACCCTTTCCCATTTGTACTTCCTCCCCCATCATCTTCTAATTCTTTACCATCATAGTAGAGTTTTTCTATAAACTCTCCAAAGTTTGTTTCTAGTATTCCAGCAGAGAGTTTTTTCTCATCGAACTCTTCTCCTTCCTCTAGTTCTAGAGTCCAAGTATTCAACCATCCCTTCTCTTCGCTCATACAAGCCACTACAGGCACGTAATCTTCTTTGCTGATGTCTTGGTGCAAATTATCCCAATCAGGCTCCTCCTCGTCAAAGAAACCGCCTTCTCGCCCCCATAAGAACTGATGTTCTACTTCTCGTTCCTCATCAGTGTCTGTATCTACTAAAGTTACGGTTGAACTAGCGTGACTTCCGTAAAAATGTAGGATATCATCAATATCATGCCAGTAGTGGTCTCCATTTTCTGTCATTTCAGGGATATCTTCGTTTTCATTGTCTTCCCAAGCATCTAGAATGTAATCAGCGAACTCTTCTTCGTCTGAACCCGCCCAATAATTATAGAATTCTTCTGTTACTCGTCCGATAGTAATCTCACCACCATAACGATACCCTATAATGTTATAAACTTTTTTACTCATGGTTTTGGTTTTTTCTTTTACTAAGTATTTCGGAAAACTTTTCCGATGCTGTGAATCCTAGTCCTGCCATGACTATCCATTGTAAGGATTCAAACATATGTTGTTCTACGGTGTAATCACAAAACAAGTTTGATGTAAAAGCAATCAGCATAAAAAGCAGGCACATTGCTGTAACCACTCTTTTAGAGGATACTTCTCCTCCTTCTGAAAACATTGCTTTAAAAAACTTTCTCATGACTTACGTAGCCTGTCAATAATGATATATGCTAATAATAATACAGTAACTATAGCAGTTTCTATTGACATTATTTTTTTCTACAATTTTTTACCTCACAATAACCCAGGCAAACTTTGCCAAGGGTAACCCATTTTACAAATAAGCAAACTAATCGTTTCATTCTTCTTCTTTTTTATCATACCACTGTGTAGTATGAGTATCTATATCTTTTTTTGGCTCTTCCTCCTGTTTCTCCTCCTCATGAAGAACATCATCGTTACATAAAAACTTCATCATATCGTAGCTCCATATGCCCACCATATCAGGGTATTTCTCAAATAGTTCCCCCGAAGTTTTTAAATCATCATACCTAGCTCTAGAGTCCCAAAAGGACTCCTCTTTTATAGGTTTGTACTGTTTTCTTCTAGCCATGTAATATAGTAAAAATTATTCAATTATCCAAATTGTTGACAATTAGTTGGGGCAGCAATCGAAACCCCATTTAACTCTATGTTTTATTTCGTCTACAATGATAAGTGCATCTTCAACATTTAATCCTATATGCATAATATTTTCTAGGAGGTCATCTTCTATAACTTGTTCGTCATAGCCTAATCTCCTGTGGTCTAGCCAACTTTTTGATAGCTTATGTAATAGTTTTAAATGTTTCTCACTTAAATTCATTATACAATTGTAATATAATCTTTTACTCTTTCTATGACTGATTCATACGTGTCGTCATATAGTCTAGGCATAAAGCTGTGTCTAGACTGAATAATAACTTTACCTTTGGAGTTTTGAGATATGTTCTTTATATCTTCTACTCTAATTAATATTTTTTCTTTTTTCAAATCAGATGTGTCCACCTCTTCTAAATCGTCTGCACAAATTTCCTCACAAGCTTCTTCAAAACGTTCTGAAGACAATCCTAAATTCTCAGCTTTTTCTTTTGCTTCTTCCAAACACTTTTCACAATCTAAAGTATCAGCAAAATTGTTTGAAGTTGCGTAGTAACCTGTTAATTCTATAAATACTATTTTACTCATCACACTGATTTAGTCAGTAGCCTTCTAGCCTCTGTTGTCAGAGAGCTCGCTCTTGACCTGTTAATACTTCCACAAGAATCACATCTAAGAGCATCGTACTCAGACATGTATGTCTTGTAAGTTCCTACAATAGTTAAGTCTGTTCCTCCACAAGTTGCACAACAAGTTACGTTTTCACCTATGTGAAGTCCCATATTTGGATGAGGAGTAATCCAAGAACGTATCCTTAAGTATACTTCCTCTAGAAGAGTCACATCTTTAATGTTATACTCCTCCATCTTGTTGAGAGATTCTTGGTCTCCTTCCATACATCCTTTCCACAATTCAAAGCCCCCAGTCTCCATCTTACCTCCAAGCTCTAGAAACTTAGCAACATAGTCTAGTTTGTTAGACGAAATGTTAAACTTCTTCCTGACATGTTTAAGGGTGTCAATAGTCTGGTACGGTGTCGGTGGGTGTAAGCCCAGTTTCAGGAAGCGAGTGTTAACTCTTTTGATATCAAACTTGTCTCCATTGTGAGCGATTACAATGTCTGCATCGTTCAAGAGCTGCCAAAAGTTTCTTACTATTCTAGAATCATCTTGATTCTTTGCTTCTTCAGGTGTTAATTTACCTGTAAATACTTCTTCTTCAAATAACCATTTTGCTGACCAGGTGATGATAAACCAGTCTGATTCTAGCATTGATAGGTTGTGCCCTACGTTTTGATTCCACAGCCCCCATATGTTAGACATCAGTGGTGCAGTTTCAATATCAAATATAAGAACTCTCGCAGGGCTAATGCTTTGGGCTTCTTCTCTTAATGCTTCGTCAGCATCAATTTCGGGTAAAGAGTTGATATACCTACTAACAGCTCTTCTCCAAGAATCAGTGTATTTGTACTTATGTTTTTTGCAAAACTCTTCTGCTGTATACGTAAAGTTACCGTGTTTACCATATATTGCTAATATTTCCTCGATGTGTTTACGTATAATATCCTTTATAACCATCCTAACAGTTTAAGTCTCCTGGGAAATATTTCCCTAGAATGTTACCGTTATAAAACCTCCTACTATCTCTAATAACATCCATCTTGAATTGAGCTTCAGTTTCAAGGAAAGAGAGTTTCTTTTCACAATTAGAAAACTCCCAAATCACCTTTTCAAACCTATCTCCATTCTTTATATCCTCGTTGAGCTGTGTATTCGAACCCGTGTACAACAACCAATCAGACTCTAATCTAGCCTTATGTACCCAAACAGGCAAGCCTTTTTTGGATTTTTTTTTGTTTTTATGTCTTTTTACTTGACAACCCTCTAGTTTTAGCTCTTGAAATCTCTTGATTCCAACCCTTTTCCAGTGATACAAGCTTTTTTTACCTATGTACATCCTATCCTTGGATAGATTGGTTATGCAATACACAAAGCCAATTGCATCGGTAGGTATCTGCTCTATAGAGCTTATCTTCTTGTCATCGTAAACCCACATTACCAGCCGCAAATTTTTTCGTACTGTTCCATAAATTTAGCAACCATAGGGTCTCTGTAATTCTGCTGAAGTTCCACGTGAATCATTTCATCCAGTCTGTCTGCAGTTTCTATCAGTTGATTAAAACCGCTTCGACTAGGCTGCTTCAAATCATTCTGTCTCAAGTCCCCTGTAAATATCATAAGAGAGCCTTTACCAAGTCTTGTACAGAATAGATACGTTTGAAGCTTAGTCAGGTTCTGTGCTTCATCAATAATCATTATACTGTTGGTCACTGTCCTTCCTCTAGCAAATTGTAAAGGTAGTAACTCTAATTGACCATCTTTCAACCACTTTTCTACCTCCTTCTTACCGTTCTCTCTTAGAATCTCCATGTTTTCTATAACAGGAGCACACCACTGCCTCATCTTCTCATCTTTGTTCCCTGGAAGGTATCCCATGTCCTCTGTAGAGACCTGTGGGCGAGCTATATACATCTTCTCTACTCCTCCCTTCAAAAACAAATCTAAGGCTATCTGTGAAGCTAAGAACGTCTTTGACGTACCTGCTTTACCAGTGATGATAGCAATCTTAGAGTCAAGAATTTTTTCTTTTGCAAGTTTTTGTTCTTCACTCAATTCGTACTTAAAAGACGGGTTGGTTTTTGTCTTTCTAGTACTTAAGTCCTCTCTCATTGATTATAATGTTTAGTTATCTCCTCCCTCAAGATATCCTCAAGGTCAGGATTATCTTCAAGTAAAGCGAACACCGCTTTCTTGCCTTGTCCTAGCTGCGAGCCATCATAGCTGTACCATGCTCCCTTTTTCTCTATGAGACCAAGAGCTATGGCCATATCTACTATTTCTTCCTTTGCATCAATCCCCACTCCAAACTTTAACTGAAAAGAATGCTTTTGCAAAGGTGGATATGTTTTATTTTTTTCTGTTGTTGCAGTTACTAAGTTAGATACTTGCCTATCAACACCATCAACTTTCTCTTTGTTACCAGCAGACTTGCTTGATGTAAGTTTTATCCTAATAGACGAATAGAACTTCAAAGCGTTGCCCCCTGTAGTGACATCTGGAGAACCATACATAACACCAATTTTTTGGCGAAGCTGGTTCACAAATATAAGAGTGCAGTTGTTTCTACTTGCAATAGGAGACAACACACGCATTGCTTGTGACATCAATCTTGCATGTACACCCATCTTGCTCTCTCCTGCTTCACCTTCAGCTTCAACAGAAGGTACCATAGTTGCAACTGAGTCCACAACCACTAATCCTATCTCACCAGTGTTAGCAAGTGTCTTAGTTATTTCTATAGCTTCTTCTCCGCTATTAGGTTGGCAAAAAATAAGCTCTTCAGTGTTTACACCTAGAGCTTCTGCATAGTTCTTATCAAACGCATGTTCCATATCAACAAACGCACACTTCTTGCCCATTGCTTGTGCCTGTGCTATTGCGTGGATGCATAATGTACTCTTCCCTGAAGACTCCCACCCAAACAACTCTATAATTCGTCCTAGAGGATATCCCCCTCCTGTTATTGTATCTAGTCCTAGAGAACCTGTAGGTATTCTCTCTAGTTTTTCAAATGCTTCGTTTTCACCGAGATGAAAAACAGAACCCGAACCAAAATTTTTATTTAAACTCTTTAGAGCTTCATCTAGCTTACTTCCCATTGTTTAGTTTTGTTTTAAATAGTTTGAACATTGTCTCCACAAAATGAGTGGCAATACCACATCTGACATCATGTAGAAATAATTCGAAAACAAAATCCTCTATCTCTGCTCGTAGTTCGTCATATAGCTCATCTGACAAGTGCTCAGTGTCCACATAATCTACTACACACTCGAAGTAATCTTTAAAGTACTCCCTGTCTAACAATTCATTAGGGTCTGTCATAATTGTGGTTTTGTGTGAAACTACGAAATATATCTGACATAAACAAGTAATTTACAATATTTTTTTTACTTGTAAATTTTTTTTACAAAAACCCTTGACATTGTCAATTTTATTTACTATGTTTGCAATGTCCAAACAAGGGGAGAGAGGAAAGGGGGACTACAGGGGGTTTGGTGAGAGGGGTTCTAGGGTGAGTAAATAATATAATATGTCTAAATACACAGCACTTCCTTTTGACATACAATATACAGATAAAATTGACCTTATCAAGAAGGTCTTAGAGATATATTCTGTTTCTGTTACATCTTTAACTAAAAGAGACATGGATATTTTACTTTTGTGTTTATTGTATGACATGAATGATAAGAAATTTAAAAATAAAGTTATTTCATCTGGTATAGGTGTAAATACAGAGCAAAATGTTGCTACAATGCTTTCTAGGTTAAAAAAGAAAGGATTAATAGATAAAAACAACAGAGGTAAAAAAGTATTTAACACTGATTTAACTCATCTTAAATCAGCATTAGACTCAGAGCATAATGTAGCCTTCATTATGAAATTCAATGGAATATAAAGATAAAATATATTTCCTAGAGGATATTCTAGATGAGTTTGAAAAGAAAGGTGGAGATAAGGAAGCAGCAGAAGCTATATACTGGTACTTTCTTGATAAGACACTTCAAGAGATGTCTAAAACAGATAACGTAGTATTTAAGATACCTAAGTTTGGTAATTTGTATTACACGATATCTTCTCTTCATGGTCTAAAGAAAAAAGTCGAGAGAGAACTAAAGTACACAAAGAAAAAAGAACCAAAAACTATTGCAGAAATAGAAAATGTTCTTTATATTGTAAATACAAAACTAGACAAAGTAGATGCCCTAGTGCAGAAAGCTTTGGACAACAAAGTGAAAAACATATGGTTTTTTAGGAAGAGATTTAATCCTAAATCAATTAAAAATGGGTAAGATTAGACCAAAGAGAATTATTGAAGGATGGAAGAATCATTTAACAGGTAAGATACCTGAGTTTAGTGAACTTCGTTATGAAACTTGTATGTCTTGCGAACATAAGACACAAATCGTTGGTGGACATATATGTGGTATTTGTAAATGCCCTTTGAAAGCAAAAACAAAGGTAGCTGATGAAGTTTGCCCAGCCAACAACTGGCATGATATTAAAGAGTTTCCAGAGCAGGGTATAGCAGTTAGAATACACGATGCAGAAAAGGTATACATGACTGTTGAAGGAGAAAAAATAGTAATTGAATATGTAGATGATTTAATTCTAAACTCAAACCCAAATACATCTAAATTTAAGTTTAGTCTCATTAACCTACGAGGGGACTATGATGGATTTGAAGATAATGAAATAGATATCGAACTTTTAAAAGCAAAAATTTGCAGTTGCTTTGAGGTAAGGTACACAAAAAACAAGATAGGAGATGGGGATTCTTTGGATATTACAGCAATGTACAACACAAAGATTCCAGGAGAAATACAAAAGCATTTAAGTTTAGTAACTAATGTCGGTACGTATAAAATATTATTTAAAGGAAATGTTATAGAAGAATAATGAACTCATTAAGAAAAACACATATAGCTGACTTAGTTACAAAAGTACTTACAGAAAGTAACGACCATACAGCAATGGACCTAATCAGGGCTACACTAAGAAGAAAAAACTTTAAAAGGAAGAGTGTGACACCCGTAGCTTTAAACTGCACGGATGAAGAATTTGCACAAGCTCTAGAAAAAACTTTAGAAGAAATAAGAAATGGCAAATAATACTTTAGAACAACAGGAACAGTACTTCAAGAATACTATCAAGTATTCAGAAGAGATGTACGAAGAACTCACAAAGAGAGCCAACAAACTTTCTGATGAGGACGAAGCAGAACGATACATAAAAGTAATGCTAATATCTTCAGCACAAGAATGTTTGTTTAAAATCAGAGAAGCTAACTCAGCTGCTAAACAAGTGTTTGGTAAAGACTTTGATGTCAATGAAGAACTAATCCCCCTAATAAACGAACTAAAGCCTGCTTTCTATTTTGAAGGAGACAAGCTTATGAATGTTTCAGGTATGGAATATAGTGAAATGATTGAATTTATTAGAGGTGCTGTAGCTGAAAGAAATACCAAGAATGCAGGAGGTAAGGATTCCTAAAATAGCATATAGCTCTTTTCTTATCCATCAGGTGCTACCTGAGAGAGATGATGAAAATTATGTCTCATTTTGGATGAGGCATATAGGCTATTGTAAATCAGGTGTAGAAGTAGGAGGAGTTCACATTACAGGATGGCTATACTGGCACCTTAATTTTTTTAAGTTGTCTATAGATAAGCGTGATGAGTTTGGTAATTCTGTAAGAGTTGTAGATAATCCTAATCTAAGAGATAACGAATGGCTTATAAATTGGTGCTATGAACAAGCTGATAAAAACGGTAAACAACCTATACTTGCATTTGGTACAAGACGATTTGCTAAGACATCTTTTATTGCATCAAGAGTCGCATACAATACTTTTATTTTTCAGTATAGTAATCCTTTAATTATTGGAGGGTCACAGTCTGACCTTAACAACATTACCAAGTATCTAGATGAGTTCTACGAGAAAAGACCTGATTGTTTTTCAGACTTTGTAAAGATTAGCGATTGGAACAAAGCAACATCTTCTGATGTTGAGATAGAGTTTAACAAAAGAATTGTAACGAAAGGGAGAAACCCAATCAATCCAATTAGTTATGAATTCTTTCCTATAACTGATAAACCTAACGATAACTCATTTGCTTTTTCAAGAATATCAGTTAGGAACCTTCAGCAGGGACAAGTTACTTCAAAAGAAGAATTACTTGCAGGTATCACACCTACCGAGGCTGTATGGGATGAGGTAGGAAAGTATTTGTATTCTAAACAACGTTCAGCACTTCTGCCTGCTATTGAAAATGACCTTGGCGAAAGAAGATTTGTTGAGCTATTGATTGGTACTGGAGGTAACACAGACTTTGCTGCAGATGCAGAAATGGATTTCTTGTTTACAGAAAAATCAGACTTTTTCCACTTTGATGTAAAAAAATATTTAGAAGAAGTAAAAGATGAACATTTTCAATACGTTCAGGATACTGATAAACAAGTTAGTCTTTTTGTTCCTGCCCAGATGTCTAACAAGGGAGGCCAGAAGAAAAAAATACCTTTGGTACAATACCTCAACAGAAAGTTCAACGAGGAGGAACTTAAGGCACTTGAAGGGTTTGATATCTTTGTTACTGACTGGGAAGAGTCACAACAGAAAGTAGAAGGGTTTATAAACTCAGAACATAGGAAATCATCAGACAAAGGAAAGAAGGCACAGATGTACTATCCTTTCCAACCAGAAGATTGTTTCTTGTTTTCAGGTAACAATCCTTTCCCTGTTGAAGAAGCTAAGAAAACACAAGACAGAATAAGGCTGGATGGGTTAACAGGAGAGTACGTAAGACTTGAACAAACCCCACATGGCATAATAACAATCACCCAATCTGCCCTAGAACCCGTAACAGAATATCCTTTTAGAGGAGGAGCATACGATGCGCCTGTAGTTGTATATGAGAGACCTATATTTGATGACCCTAGACAAATCAAAAGAGGAACGTACATAGCAGGGTTTGACGGTGCAAAAGTTGCTACATCTACAACATCTGATTCTTTGAACTGTCTTTACATATTCAAAAGACAGGCTGGTGTTTCAGGATTTCAAAATCAAATAGTTGCACAGCTTACAGGTAGACCACACATGGATACCATTTACTACAGACAAGCGATGCTGCTTCTTAAGTTATACAATGCAGAGTGCCTACCAGAGGCAGACGTTCCTTTTGTCAAGTATCTACGTAGCCAAAAAGCAGAACATTATATCGCACAAGCAAAAGGAACAAACCTTAGAATTAACGAGAATAGTAGGGCAAACGTTGATTATGGGTTACCAGCCACAGCTAGAAACAAAGAACATCTTCTTAAATTATTGAAGACTTACTGTTGGGACCAAATACCCACAGGAGAAACTACCCAAGATGGTGATGAGGTAACAGTTCTAGGTGTGTCTAGGATAACAGACCCTATGCTGTTGGAAGAGATTATCAAGTTTGGTAACTACAAAAACTATGACCGAATAATGTCTTTTGGACATGCTCTTATATGGGACGAAGAATTATCTATAAATAATATCAAAGGTTCTGAAGATAAGTATCAAGTCAAGAGAGATACTTTTTCTAAACTCACAGACAAGAATTTCGGTAGGGGTAGATACCGATAATTGTAAGAAATTTGTTTAATTAAAATATTATACATATATTCGCTAGATATTAAATTAGCATATGTTTTTCGACATAAATCTTAAAGATGCACCATTTTTGGGGGATAGTCTAAGACTTCCTGCTCAGGCGTTACCTGACAAAAAGAAAACCAAAATATGGTTTAAGGACTGTATGGATACTCTAGAAACTATAGGTATTCGACAGCTCAATGTCGCAAGACATAGATTTGAAGATGCTTATCGCATCGTAGAAGGAAGTTACTCATACAGTGCTGTAACTAATACTTCTGCATTTTTATCAGAGGTTGACATGTTAAGACAACAGTCAGACCTTCCCGAAGACTTACAACACTATGGCTTTATAGAACCTATAGTTAACACTCTTATAGGTGAGTATATTAAAAAGCCCAATCCTACCATAATCTACACTAACGACCCAACTTCTACGAATGAATACCTACGTGTGAAGAAAGACCTTTTATGGAAAAAGGTAGGAAAATCAATAGACACAGAAGTTAATTTGAAGCTATTGGCGATGGGAATGGACCCAATGGGTCAAAAGTTTGAAAGCGAGGAGCAGAAGCAGCAGTTCATGCAGCAACTTCAGCAAGAAAAACAAAAAAATATACCACAGGAAATACAAGATTATATGGATTCCGAATGGAAACCAATATACATAGAGTGGGCTGAACAACTTATTGAGGAGGGGGAGACAAGATTCCAAATGGATGAACTCTACAGAGAATTATTTAGAGATTACTTAATTACTGGTAGATGTTTTATGCACTGGAGAATAGGTCACGATTTCTATCAACCTGAAAGATGGTCACCTTTAAACACTTTTACATCAATTACTCAACAAGAAAAGTATCCTGAATTAGGCGAGTATGTGGGTCGTATACAATATCTATCTCCCAACCAGGTAGTAGTGAATTATGGCCACATGATGACAGAAAGTCAAAAAAGAGACTTACTGAAATCAAAGCACTATACTCAGTCTGAGGTTGCTGTGTCTGATAGTATAAAAGATACACAGTCTTGGTTAGAAAACTTTGGAGGTTATAATAAAAGAGTTTCTCATCCTAATTACATTGCTTACGAAAATTTAGGTGTACTACAGGACCAAACTGGTATTGATTTTGGTTATAGAGGACACTTTCCTAATCAAGACCAAAATTTTAATTTGTTCTTTAACGATTACGAAAATCGTTATGACATGATTAGAGTTGTAGAAGCATATTGGGTATCCTACAAAAGAATAGGATTTCTTACAATGAAGAAAGGAGATACTCAGCAACTTGTAACAGAAATTGTAACAGACGAAATTTTAAAAGATATTATCAACGAGTATCAAATAAAGAGCCTAAGAACAGTTTCTCTAGAAGAAAACCAAAAGAATCCAAAAGAGAATACTATTCTTTGGGACTACGTTCCTGAAGTTTGGAAAGGAGTTAAGATACTAAACGATAATACAGACCTACCAGAACATTTATACCTCTACGGAGAACCTATGGAGTATCAATTAAGAGGAGAGAGCTCTTTATTTCATACTCTCCTGCCTGTTAATGGTCTATTCGAACACACATCTCTCGTTTCTAGAGTAGAGATAGACCAAATTGAATATTCTCTCGCTATGAATATGGCTAGAGACTATATGTCTAAGGAACTTGGATTGTTCTTCTTGATGGACCTAGCATACATGCCTGAGTTCTTAAAAGACTTTGGAGGAGATGAAGCTATTGGTAAACTAATGGAAGTAACAAGAAACCTTGGCCTTCTTCCTGTGGATTCGTCCCAAGCTAGAGGAACTGCCTTCAATAACTTCCAAATGGTCAACATGGACCTAACGGCAGCTATGATGGGTAAACTAAATTTTGCTCAAGCTATTAAAAATAGAGCGTTTGAAAAACTTGGTTTACACCCCCAAAGAATGGCGGGACAAGTTGAACAAACAACTGCTACAGGTATACAAGTAACTCAGGATGCATCATACGCTCAAACAGAGGTTTGGTTTGATAAGTTTTCTAAATTTCATCAAAGGTCTGCTGAAATGCACATTAACGTTGCACAATGGCTACAACAACAAGGCAAAGATATTACGGTTAGCTACACTGATAGCGATAAAATACGTCACTTTGTTTCTATGATAGACCCTGAACTTCCGATTAGAAGATTTAAAATCTATACTCAAAATAATTCTAAGAGAAGAACTGAGTTAGAGACCTTACAGAAAACATTCTTTAGCGATAATACTATTTCTAAAACTTTAGAGGATATGGCTGAGGTAATATCTGCTGACTCTACATCTAAAATCATACAAATAGCTAGATTGGGGAGAAAAAGAGCAGAACTTCAATCACAAATGCAACAAAAACAGCAGCAACAACAGCTGCAGATTGAAAAAGCAAATGAATTTGAACTTGAGCAGCTTAAACATCAGCACAAGATGGAATTAGAAAAGCTTAAAGGAGAGATTGCATTGAATAAACAAACTATTTTGTCTTTAGGATTTGTAAAAGATGATGGACAAACTCCAGATGAAGAAGAAACACCTAAAGTTGTAGAGCAATTAGAAACTGCAACCAAAGACCTTGACATGAGATTCAAGATGAGGCAAATGGAATTACAAAATAGGTTGAAAGAAACTCAAGAAAACAGACAATATCTCCTAAAACAGCAAGAATTAGCTCTTAAACAACAAGAAATAAACGCTAGAAAAGAGATAGCTGACAAGCAAATGCAAATAGCTAAGATAAATAAAAATTAAAATTTACAAATTTTGTAAATTTACAAATCGTGAGCTATAAATATTACAAAGTTTGTAAAACTAAATAATAAAAATTAATCAAATTTAACTCTTGTAAGAAATTTGCATAAGTTAGATATTATTTTTAAGTTTGTACCGTAAAATAACCACCATGTCAGAAAAAGACCAACAAAATCCATTTACTATTGGGAACCCTTTCACTATACAATTAGAAGATAGTGAAGAAGATACACCGACAGCAGAAATGGAAGACATTTCTTCAGATGTTTTAGAAAAAAATATTGAAGAGGACAAAAAAGAAAGAGAATCTTTAGCAAAAAATCCCAAACCTTCTACAGAAATGGAAATAGAAGGAGAAGAAGAGGAAGAAGCAGAGACTAAAGAAATTGAAATAGAAGATATCCTTGATAAGCCAGTTGCTTTCGATGATGAGGGGTCAAAGGAGTCTAAGAAAAAGGTAGATGAGGCATTATCTACAAACGATGCTTTCTTTGACTATCAATCCGCAGCAGAACAACTTATAGCTACGGGGTTCTGGGAGGACTTTGAAGGCCGAGATGGGCTTGATATAGACAAAGATGTTTTTGAACAGTTATCTAAGCAACAAGACGAGTGGAAAAAACAAAACATTGGAAGTTCTATCTACAATAGCCTACATCCAGCTGAAAGAGAGTATTTAGACTTTAAAAGGATGGGTGGAGATTTAGACACCTATTATCAGTCTAAAACTAAAGTTGACAGAGTTAATAATCTAGATTTAGACTCTGAACAAGGAAAGTTAAGTGCCATCTATACCTACTATAAAAACTTTGTAGGTTGGAATGACGATAAAATAAATAAGTACATTGGAAAATTAGACTCCAACGACTTAGAAGAAGAAGCTGGTACAGCCGCAGCACATGTACAAGCACATGTTCAAAAACAACATGCGCAGATGATGCAACAGCAACGGATACTAGCAGAAAAGAGGAACAATGCAATCTCCAACTATAAAAAGAATGTGAGAGGTGTCCTCAAAAATCAGCAAGTCAACGATAGACAAGCTAGACAAGTAGTTAAGAGCTTGACTGACATTGACCCTAAGACTGGTTTTACTGCTGTAGACGAGGCGTATTTGTCATTTAGAAATGACCCTGAACGTTCAGTTCTACTGTATAGATTTCTTTCAGACCCTGAGTCGTTTATCGATGAGGTTTCATCTGGTAAGCAACAAGAGGAAAGAAAGAAATTATTTTTTGAATTAAAGAAAAAAGGGAAGACTACTGAAAAGAAAGACTTCTCATTTAAGCCTACAAGGGATAAACAAACTCGTAATCCTTTTACTAATAAATAAAATATTAAACACACAATCGAGTAAAAATGGGAAAAGAAAATTTTAACGGACAATTTATTGGAGCCAATTTTAATGACTCCACTGTGATTGGGGTTACTAACAAAAGTGACATCCAGTCTCAATTTGGGTATATTGACTCAGTTGCCCTCAAAGCAGCTGATTATGTAGATGACAGAACATCTCTAGGGATGCTTGAGCTATTTGAAAATGCTCGCATCGTAAACGTTCCTTTTATCAAGGATGCGTTGAAGAACTCTGATAAAATCTATGTGAATGGTATTAGAGGAAGTTTCGACTACGAAATCGCAATGGACATTGAAAAACCTTGCGTTGTACAAAACGTAGAAGAAGGAGATTTCTTAGGTGTTGACGGTTCATTCTTCGACATCAAACTATCTCACCCTTTCTCTCCTGGTGACATTCTTACTTACGACCCAGTAGATGGTGAGCAAGTAATCGTTATTGAAGATTCAGAAGTTGTTGACGAAGGTGACGGATATGTTCACACTGTACAACTTGTAACAAGAGATAGAAGCAAGTATTTCCCTTCTTCTAAGTTGAAGCCAGGTACTGAGTACGTTAAAATTGACCACGTTGCTGGTGAGTTTGACTCTCAATACTCTGCTCCTAACATGATGGGACTTGGTAAAAACTCTGTTAAACTTCAGTATACTCTAGGTGACTACCGTGCAGTACAAGTTGGATACTCTGCTTACGCAGACGTTCTTACTGTAAACGGAAAAGAAGCTTCTCACTTAACTGACAGATTGCAAAAAATGCAAGACAAACTTGGAGGAGATTACTTCTTCGTAGGACAAATGAATCCTCGTTCAGGCCGTCTTGTTAAAAACACAGTTAGAGTTCAGCCTATCATGGAAGCTCTTGCAATGGCTGAGTTAATGAAGCTCACTGCAATGGGTATGATGTTTGACCGAGGTGCTACAATCACTGGTATCAACGGTTCGAAGTTAATCAACGAAGGACTTTACCACCAGTTACGTAGAGGTCACAGATTCATCTACAAAAACGTAAGTGAATTACGTCAGTTGATTCAACGTGCTGCTGAGATTATCTATCATGGTACATCTATCCAAATCCACGACAGAAAATTAGTTTTCAAGGCTGGATTCCACGCACACAACTTAGTTCGTGAGCTATTCAAAGAAGAGTTCAAGAACACTACTCCAGTACATATCGACCAAGATGCTCTTCCAGTGAAGATTCTTTCTGGTAGCGATAGATACAACTTAACTTACGCTTCTTATGCTATTGGTGAGGCATTCCTAAACGGAATCGGTCACGTAAGAGTTGAGCACGACCCATCTCTTGACTACGATAGCTTCGGAGATTACATCAGCCGAGGATACTCTGCAGGTCTCTCTAAGAGAGCTTACACATTAGTAATGTATGATATCTCTGACCCAATGTACTCTAACGTACTTGACCGTAGCGTATTCCCTAAAGGAGTTGATATCGATAACAAATCTAAAGGTACTAGTAACCTTTACATTGTTAAGCCTAAGAATGTGCCTGATTTCTCTTATGGTTCTACTAATGGACCTGTATTCGAATCAGGATTCAACTACTCGCGCCCACAACCTGGTAGAGAGTTCACTGCTATGTCTTCAATGTCAGCATGGATTCCAGACAAGTCTAGAGTTGTAATGATTGAGAAACTCGAAACTAATGAGTTTTAATATAACCTTTTTTAACTGAGGGGGAGGTCAAACTCCCCCTATCTTAAATTAAAATAATCATGGCTAAAAAAAGAAAATATCAAAATTCAGGCTCAAGTTCAAACGCTGGTTCACGCTCGGGTTCACGTTCTAGTTCTAGCTCAAATGCTAGTGGTAACACTATGAACTTTTCAGGTGCTAACATTGGCTCTGGAATCATGGATAACTCAATTACAGATAATAGAGGCAGCGGAAAGCGTTCTCCTTTTAGTAACTATCAAGATGGAAGTGGCTTTGGAACTTCTAATATGCCTTCTAATATGCCTAGTTCCGCAGACTTGGATGCAGCAAGAAAAAGAACAACATCTAAGCCTGGTCGTGGAGGATTACTCCAGGATAAGCCTGGAAAGGGTAGATTAAAGGCTAAACCTAGAAAAGCGAAAATGCAGGATGCTACTAATAGACCTAAAGGCTTAATCATGCCTAGTGTTGAGGAACTAGCGAAGTCTCAAAAGAGTCCTAAAAAGATGAAAAAAACGCTTAAAAAAGCAACACCCCCTAAACCTAGGAATCAGGGTGCTCGTTTTGATTTAAATTCAAAAGGTCTTAAGAGGGGACGAAAAGGTCCTATCAGTGATAGACGAGCTAAAAAGTTGGATAGAAGAATCCGTAGAAACGCACTATAATCTTCTGATATGAATTATAGAAGAATGTATCAACAAGGAGGAAGACCAATGCCCCAAAGAGGGGCGGGTCAACCTGCTTCACCTGCTAAGGAAGTGTCTCCCCAAGAACTATTCAATAGATTAGTTGAAGAGTTAATGGCTCAAGGACTTTCAGAGGAAGAAGCTGTTGCTGAAGCTAATAAAGTAATGGCTAGTAAAGGAGGAGCAGTTCAAGCTAAAGACGGGGGTAAAATATCTAAAAGGAAAAAGAAAAAGAAATCTACCCCTAAATATAAAGATGGAGGCACCTTTGGTGTACAAGGAGGCAGGTCGCCTTTCTCCTAAAAAGACCATTTAAAAACCACTTAAAACAACCAATTATGTATTCAGAATGCTTTGAAATAGTCAAAGGTAGAGTTTATCGTATTGTAGAAAAAGTAGACGATTCAACTCCAGGAGGATTAAGAGATATCAATAGATATAAAATGGTATCATACACCGCTGAACCAGCAAGATGCTTGTACATCGGTAACCCTGAAACAGGTAGATATGATACTGGATTTGATGAGAACTCAGTTGAGTTTGCAGGAAAATCTAGCTCTGAAGCCGCGAAAGTTATAAAAGAAAGAAAGGACCTTATCGATTGGTTTAACAGAAAGAAAGAAAATTATTTCAAGACCAATCCTACAGCTACCGAAAATGATTTTATAGCTTCCGATAACTGCGGTATTGATTTGTCTCACAATGTGATTATTGATACAAATGACATGGACCAATACTTTAAGCTTTACATGGCTTATAGAGGAGGTCAACTTACTCCGCACTGTGACCAAAGTAACCCGAGATATAACGGGTCTTTATATTCAGTAGTAGATACTACTAAGAGTGCAGAGGACCAAACTACAGCATCTGAAAAGAAATTAGAAGTAATGACTTGGTTTGGAAACTTACACAAGAAAGATTCTGACAGGTTGAAGCAATACTTACAGTATGTAGGAGCTTTACGAAGAGGTCAGAGTGCAACAAAAGGTGTAATGCTTTCACTCTTAGAAAAATGGATTGCAGACTCTAGAAACTTAGAATACATTCTAGAGACAATCAAAGAAACTGATTACGAAGAAATCTTAATTAAGAATAGGATTAACGATTTCGTAAAAAGAAGAAAAATTATTAAAGAAGACGGAACCTATTATATAGACGGTGAAAAGCTAGGAAGAACTGTTAATCAAGCTTATGTTACCCTAACTAAGGTTGGAAACGAAGAACTCCTAGAGAAACTTCAACTTGACTGATGGATATACAAGAAGCATACTTAAGATTTTTAACTAAGGTAAATAAGAACTTAAGTTCTAATAATATAACTGCTTCTAAAGACAGGTTCGTTCTTCTTTATAATGAAGAACAGATAAGACGGGTAGAGTACATTCTTGACAATAAGAATGATGACGAGATTAGAGAGATTAACACTTTTCTTGTTCAAAATAACAACCTACCTCAAACATCACAGATAGATGACAAGGCGATAGTAGCACTGCCAGATGATTACCTAGACCTTTCCAGTGCTTATGCTTATGCAAAGTCAGCCGATTGCGAAGGGATTCGATTGAGTCTCTTTGAAATAAAAGACTTTGACTCTGAAAGCTACATATTCGACCCAAACAACGGTCCCTCTCTTAAGTGGAGAGAAGCTCCTTTCTATGTCGGAGCAAGAGCCTTGAACATCATTACAGATAACTTTGAAATAGAACGAGTACATTTATCGTATTATCGTCATCCACGAACAATTGATATTTCGGGATACATAGACATAAATGGAAACGCTTCTACAGATATAGACCCCGAAGGTGACGATGCTTTTGTTAATAAAGTAATTTCGATGTGCGCAGAGTCATTCTTCAGGAACTATGGGGATGCCAATCAATTTGGTATTCAAAGGGATAGGATTATTAATAACATTTAAATTTAACTAAAACTCGAAATTATGAATTCACGTTCTCACAATTCAGCGTATTCACGCTTGATGGTTCTCTCAGAATTGGGAGGCCAATCAGTGGCCACTGCAGGAACAGGGTCACTAAGACTTGCTAATGGGCAGGTTGGTTTATTTAGAATGGCCTCTAAAACTGCAAACGGGCCAACCGCAGTAGCAAACCTTGACGGTTACGGAGCAAAAGAATTGTTCCAAATTCAAGTTGGTACAGGTCGCACACAGGATGCTGGTAACATGACTAACAAGAACTTTTCAACAATCTCTTTCACAAGAGATGATATTCTTGATGTCACTGTTGACACAGCTAAAGCTCCTGTATATTCTTCTGTAACTTTAGGTTACAACGGAGTAGCTGGTACTGGTATCAAACTAAAAGAAAATGAGGCTACTACAGTTTCATTAAAATTATTCGGTGAGCAACTTTCTTACCTCGGTTTCCGTGATGGAGTTGCTAATATGGAATTCAGCGTATTCTCAGGCTCTCCTGATGCTTGTGATAACTGTTTAAATCCATGTGCTACTACTTCTTGTACTTCTATCGTAAGAGACCTAGTTGAAAACATTAGAACTTACGAACTTCGTGCTGGTTCTGATGCTGGAACAGGTGCATCTATCAAAGTAGGTGACTTAGTAGACGTTATCGGTACTTACTCTTGTACTCCTGACTTAGTACCTTCTGCTACTACTGTTAAATACAGCCTCACAATAGAGGATGAAGGCACTGGCGAAGCATTAGCTGCAGTTGCTTCTCAATATACCGAAGATGTAGAAAGAATTTCTAGAGAAGGAATTACTTCTGTTTATCAATTAGTATCAGGAGGAGGTCTTCCTGCAGCTTTCCAAGCACCTGCTAGTATACTTATTGATGCCTCTGGAGATGAAAGAGAGGTTCGAATTCTTGAAGATTGTGATACATGCCCTGCAGGTTTCACTCAGTTTCCTGCAAGTGGGGATGGATTCCTTTACCAAGTAGTATTACCTGAAGGCGTAAATACAAGTAACGTTCTTGCTCAACTTCAAACTGATACTGCTGTTACTGCTGCTAACTCTTCACTATTAGATACAAATACAAGAGGAACTGGTCCTGTAGGAACAGAAATCATTATCTTGAATCTAGATGTGGAAATTACTGTTGAAGAATTAATCGCATCATTAGATAACGATGCAACATTAGCCTTGACTCCTGCTGAGTACGAAGCTTCTGCTGTTTCACCAGCTGATGCCATCTGTGTTGGCGATGTTGACTATGTAGCTACAACTGCTTGGGTTGCAGGTGAAACTTGTAATCTTTACCAAAAAACAATTCAACTTGATGTAGACTTGGATTGTGGTCCTTTCGCTACACCAGCGGCTAAGACTACTGCTGCTAATGCTAAATTAGCTGAGTTACAAGCTATCTATCCTGATTTAAGTGTAACGCTTAACGCTGCTAATATCGGAGATTGTAGAGCACGTTTTGACGGAGTATTGACTTCAGAACCAGTATGTGATGGTTGTGAGGTTGAAGAGCCAATCTTCCCAGCTATGCCAGATGACTATGAGTTTTCTGCTTGGTCTGAAAGAACTGTAGCAGAAGGTGAAATTACTTCTTACACTATCGCAGCAGGTACACTTTCTGTAGATGCCGCTGATGGAGGTGCAGCAGGAGCTGAAACTTTAACTCAAGGAACTTCTGCAGCATTTGTTTCTACAAGTGGTAGCGGAACAGGAGCAGTTGTAAAAGTTGAGCTTGATGCTGCAAGTAACACTGTTACTTCCGTAGCCCTTGCTGATGGAGGTGAAGGATTTGCAGTAGGAGATACTATTTCTCTTAACATTGCTTTAGCACCATTCTCTACATCTTCAACAGGTACAATCACTCTTACTATTACAGGAGTTGGTGGAGAGTTCCCAGACGATTGCGAATGTGGTATCAAATTCGTTGCTAAGAACGCTTTCTTATGTCCTCCAGCAATGCTTGCAGAGCAAATTGGAACTTTCACTCCTAAAGGAGTTAAAATCCAAGTTTCTGGTGGTGAAGCTCCTTCAGTACTTCAAGAGGGTTACCAATATGTAACTACTCCATTCCGTGTAACTCGTCACGAAAGAGACTTTGACGGAACTAGCTGGGGTATTAACTACGTGAAGCAAGAGAAAGCTTCTGCTGAGTACTTCGCTGGAATTTCTCCACGAATGAGCTACGCTGAAGGTTACTTGAGTGGATTCGAAACTAAGCTTGAGCCTTGTTTACAATATGACAAGTTCACAGTTAAGTTGAGAAGAAACAACTACGCTGGAACAGCAAGCCGCAGAATGGCTGAGGAAATCAGATACGTATTCTTGATTCCTCAAGGTGCTCAGTGCGCATACCAAGACTTCATTGAAGCTCTAGGTGGAGTGACTGAATGTCCCACAGTAGCAGGAGTCTAATCGACTGATTCATTAACCTAAGAAGGGGGAGGGTATCCTCCCCCTTTTTTATAAATATATTATCATGGCTAGTAATCCAGGACTATCAAAATTTTTTGAAAGAATGCGTGAACTCGCAGAAAAAATTAAACAACAAAATAACGGGAAATGAGTTTATCTAAGTACACAGCGAGTACGCCCACATACGACTTCTCTATACCAAAGGAAAGAGTAATTAAACAAAATTGCAACATTCCTGTAGGGTATAAGAGACTTTCGTGTTATTTCGCAAATACTGCGGAAAATGGCGTTTATTTTAAAGTAGGACAAGAAGGTGCAAAGACTATTGCACTTGGAGGACCTTTAACAGAAGACACAATTGTAGGAAACACTGAAACTGACTTTTCTATCGCCATCAGTACAGGTGATGATAAGAAAGGAGGTGCAGGTTTTATAGCTATTGAGAAGTTAGATGATAATGGGAAACTGCCTCAAGGTTTTCCCCTTAGAGACTTCTTTACAATAACTGATGCTACCGCATTCCCAGGCACCCAAAAAGTAATTAATGAAGAAGGTGCAGTACTATATGTTTCTAAGTTTGAAAACGATTTAACTAGAGGACAGTTTGCAATAAAAACAGTCGGTCTAGACTCAGAAGGAACATTAAACCTTCTAAATCCAGGTCAACCTGCTATTTATAGCACAGACATTACAACCTCCTATGAGAGTGATGCATATTCCTTTTTAGCTATTAACAACTTAGGAAATCCTGCTACTTTTGGTACGGCAGGAAAGGCTGGTATAATTGTAAGTGCAACTTCTGTAAGAGAGGATGCAGTCATAAATGTGCTGTCTAGAACTCAGGATGCTACCAAAAATGCAGTAACTACGGTGTCTGCCGAGGATTTTACCACGGATATAGGACATTCTTTAGTCCTGCAAGTAAATGCAGGGGTTAAAAACTTTAACTATTCTAAAGTTGTACCAAGCACTAATACCACAACACCAGTCTATAGCTTTCCCACACCTAACACATCACCTGGAGCAAATCAAATGCTCATAACAGATAGTAACAGTGTACTTCAGTTTTCTGATATACAAGCTGTACTAGCCCTTGTACCTGCATATGTAGACAATGCTACTGCTGTTGGAGCAGGATTAGTTGTGGGTGATACCTATTATAACACAACTAGTACTACATATACTAGAGTAGTATAAAATAAAATAAAATGGCAAAAGAAGTATTAATACCAAAAAAATGGATATGGGATGGAAGTTGTACTTATTCTACTAAGTATGAATTTCTTTCCAATTACTTTATAAAGCAACCAGCAACAGCTGGCACTGCAGGACAAGTTCTTGCACTTAACTCTGATTTAGAGCCTGTATGGACAGACGAAGGAGAACTTCCTGCTCCAGGTACGGAAGGGCAAGTTTTGGCACTAAATGCTTCTTTAGAGCCTGTATGGCAAGATGACAAGACTACTACAATTTATCAAACATCAGATGTACCTAGTTCTTTTAACTATAAAGGAGATGTTTATATTCCAACCGCAACTGGTGTAACTTTAACTATAGGAAGTGTGCATTATTTAGCAGACAGTGGTGGTGATGATAGACTAGCTGTAGTAAATGATGTAACATCTGCAGCGCAAATGACTGCATTTGTAGGTATTGCATTTGATACAGATGATACACAAGGTGTTCTTATAAAAGGTATTATCAACTTGGGTTCTAACCCTGGAACTAGTATTGGTGAACCTCTTTACTTAACTGGTTCAGGTGCATTATCTTCTACAGCACCATCTGGTGCAGGAGAATACGTAAGAGTGATGGGATATTATTTAGGGAATAACAAAGTATTCTTCAATCCATCACAAGACTTTATATTATTATCATAAAAATAAAAACATGTTACAAGGTTCATTTACATTTAAAGGAATTTCATTACGTACAGCATATCTAGACTTAGCTAAGATAACTCTAGAGAATGGTACAGCAGTAGCTGAGTATAGAGTATATGCAGACAAAGCTGCTTTTGAAGCAGACAAGACTCAATACTTAACAACTCACTCTGAAAGTTTTCCTTATACAACAAAGCAAATTGAAACTCTGTTGGATAACGGTAAAGCCGAAGCTAAAAAAGAAGGTAAAAGGTTTAACGGTTTTACTGACCCTCCAAAATAATAATCTATGCCTACCATAGACAAACTTAATGGAGTAACAGCTACTGATATATCATCAGTGGATAACCACAATGCATCTGCTATTGCAAGCATTAATGGTCAAAGTTTAGTTACGTCTACGTTATTGTTAGATTTATATGGTGCTAATGTAGCTGCTGCTTACTCTTTACGTAAACTTAGAGCAGGATACACAGGTGCAGCAATAAGGGTTAGAGAATCCGTTTTTAATACTGAACAAGATATTGGATTTGATTCTAATGGTGATTTAGATGAAGCAGCATTAACAGCTTTTACAAGTTATCCTGGAATGAATGGGCTCATAGTTAAATGGTATGACCAAAGTGGTAATGGTAATGATGCTGTTCAACTTAGCACAGGAAGTCAGCCACATATTGTATTAAATAATGTAATACAAAAACATAATGGTAAACCTGCTGTTGTCCAGGATACAACCCTAGGTAATCCAAGTAATCAGTTTTTAGATACTCCTACAATTAGTGCAGTGCATAACTTTATTGTATTCTACCAACCTGCCGCAGGTGGTGGTCGAGCATATTACGCTGAATCAGCCACTAAAAAAGTATCACACGATGGATTTAGGATTGACTACGAGGATGGAGTAAACCCACGCATAGATGGGGTTGCTAATATTAGAACTGATTACGTATTAAGTGAGGTAAAGTCCTTGAGTGGTACAGTCACAAGTATAATTAATGGGTCAACAGATGCAAGTGGCACGGCAAATGTACTGCAAGTTGAAGCACTTATGGGTAATCCAACATCAGGAGGCGGTGCAATTGTAAAAATGCAAGAGATGATATTTTTTAGTGCAGACAAGTCTTCTGATGCAACAGCTATATCTACAGATATTAACACATACTATTCAATTTATCCATAATGCATTTATATTATCCATTTCCTGACGAAGCATCTGTTATTACAGCAAGTGAAGACATTTATGATTTGAATGCTCCCCCAAGAGATGAGCGTACAACCTTATATGCTTTTGATTGGTTTCCTAACTCAGGCAACCCAACCTATGTTCTTGCATGGAATGATGAGCCACAGACATTTGATACAGGAGATGTATTAGATGGTATCACTGCTCTTACAGAACAGGAAGCTATTGATGCTGGTTATGAGATAGATGATGAGCACAGTGGTATGAGGAACTTAGAATAATGGCACACAGAAGCAAAGACATAGTAATACCAAAAACTTGGATAACTGATGGCACTTGCACTGTTAGCAGTAAGTATACCTCTTTACTAGATTTTCTAGATGAGAGGCAAAC